GGCGACCAACCTCAACAGCATCCAGGAGCAGCTGCAGGCGGAGAAGATCCGCAAGGTGGTGCGCGTGCTCGACCTGACGAAGAGCACCTACTTCCCCGCCTTCAACCGCCTCTGCAACCATAGCATCTACTTCTGCTTTGGTATAGAAATTACCTAAAAGGGGAATGTCGTGTTGATCCATTACCTTATCTCGAAATCGAGTTTGCGTACTTTGCGTTTGCGTCGTTCCTCTTGCCATTGGAGATCTTGTGAAGTAAGTCCATCTGATCCTTTTTCTTCATTGGATCTTATCATTATAACATTATTTAAGTCAACCGCACTTACCACATCCCCTTTTAGGGTCATCATGTTAGGACACCCACATGCTAAAGTCTTTCCTGCGTCTGAAGTTAACTCCTTACCACACTCTTTACATCTTACCTTGATCATTTTCTTTAAGCGAATACTTTTCTAATAGTTCTGGTGAATATTGTTCTACATTACTCTCTACCTTCTCATCTCTCTTCTTCTTTTCTAATGTATACACTCTGTTCCTTAATTCAGTAGAGGAATACTGGTGTCTTCTGAGATGAAAAAATAATTCTATACCATTATCTATACAATACTGCTTTCCTGTGAAGTCTCTATCTTTATATTCTTCACTCAAAAATCTAACATCAATGTTCTGAGTCTGAAGTAAATTAAGAAGATCAGCCTCTGTCTCATAGACTAGAATCTCATCAACATACTTACATCCTTGTAGTTGTACATACCTTTCATAGACTGATTGAACTGGTTTATTCTTCACACCAGGTCTATCAATCGTCGGATCCACCTGAAGTGCAACTATAAGGTAGTCGCACAACTGCTTCTCCATCTTCATCATTGTAACGTGTCCTGCATGAAATAAATCACAAGAACTACAATTAAATCCTATCTTCATTTTCAGGTTCCTTTTCTATAGAAATAATTTCAATGTTATCCACGTCATCAATTTCAATCCAATCTTCAAACTCTGCATAGATTGCTATCTTATCACCTACCAATTCTGCTGATTCTAATTTATCGATAGCCCACTCTCTATTATGGGCAATGATCTTATCAGTTTCATCAAGTTTCATAATAATCTTTTCTGAAGTATCTGGAGAGGATGTTACTATTGTAGTACTTTGGCGTTCCGTCGTCAAGCGATTCGGTGAGGACTCCGTTAACAAAGAGTTGTCTCGTTTCCTCGAAGTTTGTTTTGCCAGCTGTTTTATGTAAGCTGAGCATAGTTCTGCTAAAGTTCTGTCTACCCAATTGTTCAATTTCTTCTTTAAGTTCTGGACAAGACCCATAATACTTTTTCCAATCAGATTCAGATTTTACTTTTCGTTTTTTGCCTTTAGGAGTTCTAAACTTCCAAAAATATTTACGTCCGATGTACTCTCTCCCATTTTTATTATTTGTAATGCGGTAGACGAAACCGAAGAAATCATTAATATCGTCAGAAGTGAAATTTGTATCTTTATATAACCAGGGATTCTCATAGTCAATAATCATACTCATCAAGGACATCTAAGGCATTATTTAGTGCTCTTTGTGCTGCCCACCTTTCCTTGTCTATCCCAATTAGGATACCAAGTCTCATCATCGATACCTTTCTTGATACCCATGAGTCTGGCTTTCATATCTACCTTTTTAAGTCGTCCGTTCATATACTCTCTGTACCTCGAATCAGGCCAAGGGCAACTAGCATATCGCTTTGGAAATAACATAGCAATATTTATTTTATTAGTCTAGATTATCCTCCTGTTCTGTTAGGATAACACAATCTGATGTTGGTGTCGCTACACATATAAGAGACCATCCTTCTTCTAACTGATCATCATCCAAGAATGATTGTTCATCATTATTAACACTTCCTTCTAATACTTTTGCTAAACAAGAAGAACATGCTCCTGCTCTACAAGATGATGGTAAATCCATACCAGCATCCTCTGCTGCTTCTAAAATATATTGATCTTCTTCACACTGAATAACATTCTCTTCTCCATCAGGTGAACGGAGTGTAATCGAGTAAGCCATTTAAATTTAACAAGGCAATGTTATTTATTTTACAGTTCTATGCAAATAGCAAACTTGTAAGGGAATCACCAAAATACAAATAAGCACCAACGATTCCGATAAAAATTACTTGAGGCATGAGTAAAAATACTTAACTATAATTATATAGGTATTTCTACTCTCTTGGCCTAAAAGGATGATCAGGTCCTGGATCTCCTGAAGATTGCGATGAATTATAAAAGTCTTCACTCTCCCAATATATTCCATTACTATCTTTATATCCTTTTGTTTCAAAATCTGAAAGTTGTGGTTCAGCCATTTTATGCTCCAGTAGGTACAGTTGCCATCTGAGCATTATTTATTCTAATACCCTTACCTCCATCATCATCGTCATCATCATTATCAAATGTTCTTAAAATAAGTTCCACTAAAACTAAAGCAGCCATAGGGTAGAAGCACCATAGGACTGCTGTTAGAGGTGAAATTGTATCTGTTGCGGCTGATAAGTCGCCCATTGATTTTCGTTTTGTAAATTGCTACGAGTAGGTATTTATACTAACTAAAGTATGTAACCTTAGTGTAAACCGCTACTCCAATCCAGAAAGCTACCATTGTAAACCTTCCGTTTGCTCTGATTATTAGGTCTGCCATTAGAATATACCTGGGATGATTTGACCTGTAGTGAGATAAGCACCCACTGCTGCAACGAATCCGATCATTGCCATCCAACCGTTAAACTTTTCTGCTTCTGGTGTCATTGTTTTTCTCCTTTTTAGATTTGATAGGGTTAAAAGTGACCAGCACTTGCTGGTGGTGTAAAGACCTTAGCCTTTATGCTGCCTGGTATAACTGCACCAAATAAGATGTAGTTATGAACTGCTGCAAAGAAACCAATCATCGCTAGGCGACCATTAAGCTGCTCTGCATTCTTCCAATATCCTTCGTAGTTTTCAACGTACTGCATTTGTGGTTCAGAAGCAAACATGTTCTGCTTACCATATTCAGTAGTTGTGTAACGATCCATATTGGATGTTGAACTTGTCATTCGTTTGTAAAGAAACGTAACATAATTATATAGCAAAGATTAAACTCCGTCAAATAGGTATTTGTACGGGTACCAGAACATCAAAAAGGGGATCTTATGACCCCCATAATTTTAACTTATATTACTTTCCTATTCGTTCCACAGCCTCACGAGACTTCTCAAGTATCTCACCTCTCAATGGTACATAACCTAATGTAGATGCCTTCTCTTGATACTCAGTACTGAGTAATCTTGATAGGGATGCCTTTACTGGCTTCAGTCTTGTTACCATTACCAGTTTCATAAGCAAGTATCCATGTAAGCGTAGCAATGGGGTAAGCACCTTCTGCTGCAGGGTTAGGGTTTGTCCCTGCGAGGTTCTCATCGAGTGTAATACCATTGAGTGCCAAAGCACCCGACTCAACTGTTGGTGCAACAAAGTCACCATTCTTATTCTCAAGGGCAGCAGCAACAACTTCACCCTTAATGTAGGACTGATTGACATAACCAATAGCACCAATTTGATTTCTAATGTTGCCAGCAACACCAGCATTACCTTTGTTACCTATGCCCACAGGCCAAGCAACTGATTTAGCAACTCCAAGTTTCCACTTGTCACTAAACTCATTCATCGATCTAGTAAATGCAGCAGTAGTACCAGACCCATCAGAACGATACACCCAAGTCATAGGTTGCTCATCACATCCTACTTGATTCCAATTATTAATCTCACCAATAGCAACCTGAACTGCTTGCTCTTGTGTAAGTTTTAGATCACAACCAGGCATATTATAACCAAAGGCAATAGTACCTCCAGTCATAGGTATCTGGACTAGTCCTCTTTTTGATTTAGCAATGTCTGCATCCTTCATAGGATCATCGGATGCTCCGAAGTCCACTGTTTCATCTAAGAATGCTTTTCTACCTGAACCACTACCAACTGCTTGGTAGTTTACTCTGTTACCTCCTGACTTTGCGTAGTCAGAGAACCATCTACTGTATATTTTAGATGGAAAAGAAGCACCTGCTCCCGAAAGTCTAGTCCGTGCCTCGGCACAACCAGGTACTAGGGCAGCAAGTGCTGCAAATGCGATAAGCCTTTTCATTAGGATCCGCTATCGTGGCTCATTATATAGTGTATCTTAGACTACATTTAACCTGCTGTCAAGTAATCCTTACGAGCATGTTTCTCAGGAACTACTTTTCCCAATTCAATGGA